GTTCCTGCGGCAGAACGCGCAGGCGCAGCGCATGGACGCGTTTTTCAGCGGCGTCGGGCCGGCGACGTTCCTGGTCCCGCTGTGGCACGAACAGGTCAAGATGTTGGACGGCATCGACATGGAAGCGTCCGGCGTAACGCTGCCGCAGATTCACTTCCGCGAGTTCCGCACTGGCGACATCGTGTTCGTGAACAACGGCGACCCGGACCAATACGATCTGCTGGAAGTCGGCGACGTTGAGGACACGCGCTTCTCGTGGGCCTCGCCGCCGCCGCGCACCTGGCCGCCCGGCACGCGCATCTATCCCATGCGCGAGGCACGCATCGTCACGCAGAACCCGAAGATGTCCCGCGTGACCGACACCGTGAGCACCGCGCAAGTCCTGTTCGACCTGGTTGAGCCGTACCAGGTCCCGGCATCGTGGGGGCCGCAGAACAACGGCCAGCCGTACTTCGCCTGGCGCGTCGACCGCGCGAACACGCTGGACGTGGAATTCTCGCGGAAGAACTACGTGCTCGACAACAGCAGCGGCGCGGTCGTCGTTACCGATCATGGCCGCTACACGACGGCAGTGGTGCAGGCGAACCTGCGGCTGTACGGCCGTTCCGATGCGTACGCGCTGCGGCAGTTCCTTCAAATGGCGCGCGGCCAGGCGCAGCACTTCTACGCGCCGACGTTCGTGCAGGACATCGAGCCGGTGGGCGACACCGTGGCCGGCGTCGAGATCGAAATCCATTCGCAGGGTTTCGCGCGCTCGATGCTGCGCCCGCAGCCGAATCGCCGGCAGTTGGCCTTCCAATTCCGCAACGGATCGCCGACGCTGTATCGCACGATCATCGACGCGCGCGAGAACCGGCACGGCCTCACGCTGGAAAGCGAAACGCTCGTCCTGGACGCGGCGCTGCCGGCGATCAACCTGGCCGAATTGAAGCGCATCTCGTTCGTGTGCGAAACTCGCTTCGCGCAAGACCAATTCGAGATTCACCATCCGACTAACGGCCAGGCTGTCATCGACGTTGCGCTGACACTGCGCCAGGCCACCAACCAGAGGACCGTACCAGCATGACCTTCGCCACCATCGAATCGAGCAACGATCTCGGCCGCCCGATTTTCCTGTATGCGTTCACGCTCGGCGCTGCAACCTGGCGCTACACGTCCAGCGACGCCGACGTGACGCTGAACGGCTACAAGTGGACCGCATCGCCGATCTCCGACAACGGCGTGAAGATCAGCGGCGAGGCCACGACCGACAACCTGGAAATCACAGCACCGTCAACCATCGCGCCAGCGCAGATGTTCCTCGGCACGCCGCCGTCGCAGGCGATCATGGTCAGCATCTACCACTACCACGAGGGCGACACGAACGCGGTGCTCGGCTACGTGGGCGAGGTGTACCAGGTGAACCAGCCGCAGCCGGGCACCGCCGTCATCACCTGCGACACGATCAGCGCGTCGATGCAGCGCGACGGCCTGCGCCTCGGCTGGCAGCGCAATTGCCCGTACGCGCTGTATGACGAGCGCACCTGCAAGGCGGACAAGGCCGCGCACGTAATCCCGCTCGTGGTCGTCGACATCGTGGACAACCTGGTGTCGTTCAACGGCTTGAACGGGATCGACGACGGCACGCTCGACGGCGGTTTCATCGAGTGGACGCATCCGTCGCGCGGCCTCGAATTCCGGTCCATCGAGAAGCAGACCGGGAGCACCTGCGAAATGTTCGGCCTGGCCGATGGCCTATACTACGGCCTAGCTGTCAACGCGTATCCCGGCTGTGCTCGCACAACGCAGGAATGCGTCGACAAATTCGACAACCTGGATAACTACGGCGGGGTGCCGGACATCCCCGGTAAATCTCCGTTCGATGGTGATCCTGTTTTCTAAGGGGCACGAACGTGACTATTTATTGGGCGATTGCGATGATGGTGGCGAGCTATCTGATTAGCCTCGCTACCATGCCGAAACAACAGGGTGCGCAACCCACGGCCTTCAAGGATATCGACTTCCCGCAGGCCGACGAAGGAACTCCGCAAGCCGTCTTCTTCGGCGACTGCTGGACGGAAGACTGGATGGTCCTCGCGGTCGGCAATTACAAGGTCGACGAAATCCACAACGCCGGCAGCAAAAAATGACGCGGTTGTACGTGCGTCACATCCGCGCGAGCGGCCTGTGCATGAGAGGTGCGCGTGCATGGGCCGAACGCCACAAAATCAACTACACCGAATTCCTCAAACACGGCATCGAGTGCGACGTGCTCGAAGCGACCGGCGATCACTTCGCGATCACGGTATGCAAGGTCGCGCGCGAGGAAGCGGCCCGGCAACAACAAGAGGTGAGCAATGGGTAAGAACTCTGATCCGATTACCGGGTGGAAGTACAGCTTCGGTATTCACATGGGCCTGGGCCGTGGCCCGGTCAATTCGATTGTCGCGATCAAGGTTGGCGACAAGGTTGCGTGGGAAGGCGAGCAGACGACATCCGGCCCGTTCCAGATCGACAAGCCTGACCTGTTCGGCGGTGACAACCAGGAAGGCGGTATCAAGGGCACGTTCGAGTTGATGATGGGTGAGCCGACGCAAACCGCAGTGGCCTCGCTGGTCGCGATGCTCGGGCACGCGCTGCCAGGTTTCCGCCGCATGGTCACTGGTTTCTACAACGGCCAGATCGCCAGCAATTCGCCGTATCCGAAAGCCTGGAAGTTCCGCGTGCGACGCACGACGAAGGGCTGGATGGACGACGCGCCCTGGTATCCCGAAAAGGCGCTGGTGCAGTTGGACGGCGACCCGGTGACGACCACAACGAAGACGCAGCACATCGAGCCGATCCCCGGCAACAGGTGGAAGTGGCAAGAGGTGACGGACAGCGTGACGACCACCGTGACGTATCCGCCGATCCACGCGATGAACCCTGCGCACATCATCTATGAGTGCTACACGAATCGCGAGTGGGGGCGCGGCCTGCCGACAAGCCAGATGAACACCGCGTCGTTCACCGTCGCTGCCGACACACTGGTCGCCGAGGGATTCGGCCTGTGCATGAAGTGGTCGCGCCGCGACTCGCTCGACGCGTTCGTGCAATCCGTGATCGACCACATCGGCGCGGCGATCTACGCCGACCGCGAAACGTCGCTCATCACGTTGAAGCTGATCCGCAAGGACTACGACATCGCCACGCTGCCGGTCTACACGACAGATACCGGCATCCTGGAAATCACGGAGAACTCGGCGTCGAGTCTCGGGCCGGCCGTCAACGAGGTGGTCGTCGAATACAAGGACCCGGTGAGCAACGAGGTGCGTACCGTGAACGCGCAGAACCTCGCGTCGTTGCAGGCCACGCGCGGCGTGTTCAATTCGGTGAAGCGGACCTACAGCGGCATCCCGACTGCCGTGCTGGCCCGCCGCATCGCACAGCGCGAACTGCGGCTGAACGCGATGTCGCTGCGCCAGTTCACCATCACGTTCGACCGGCGCGCATGGCGCATTCCACCGGCCGGCGTATTCCGCATCCAGGACCCGGTGCGCGGCATCGGTGACATCGTGGTCCGCGCCGGCAAGATCGAGGACGGCACGCTGACCAACGGGACCATCACGATCACCGCCGTCCAGGACGTGTTCGGTTTGCCGGCATCGTCGTTCATCGGCAACCAGCCGCCGAACCCGGTGAAGCCGGACAACGCACCGATCCTGCTGAATCACCGCGCGTTCGAGGTGCCGTACTTCATCCTGGCCGGCTCGATGTCGCCCGCTGATTTCGCGTACGTCGCCAACGACGCCGGCTTCATCGGCACGGTGGTCGAGAAGCCTAGCGAACTGTCCCTGGCTTACAACCTGTACGTGAAAGATGGCGCACCGACGCCCGACGAGTTCCCACCTGAGAATCCCTAAAACATGGCTAACGAAGATTACAAGAAGAAGGGCAACGGGGCATTCGCATCGTCCGTCGCGCTCGATGTGGCGCTCGGCCCGTTCGACACCGCCTTCACATTCACGCGCTCGCGGCTGTCCCGGCCCGACGCGATCCACGTTGGCATGGCCGCGATGGTCAACGACGAGATCATGCGCGTCGACGCGATTGTCGGCAGCACGATCACCGTGCGTCGCGGCTGCGCCGACACGATCCCAGCAGCGCAGCCGGTGGACAGCGTTGCGTGGCTGTTCGACACGTCGACCGTGGGCACCGACCGCGTGGAACGATCAGCCGGCGAGGAAGTCGCGGTGAAGCCGTCGCCCTTCACCATCGGCGGCGGTGGCATGCTTCCAGCGCGCATCTCGCCTGACGACGTGACGTTCAACTGGCGCGCGTTCCGGCCGTACCCGCCCGCGCACGTCCTGGTCGACGCGCAGCGCTTCAACGTGCCGTCAGTGGTCGACGACACGAACGACGCCATGCACATCACCTGGTTCCACCGCGACCGCGTGTTGCAGGCCGACCAGCTTGTCGGACACGACGATGCAAGCATCGGCCCGGAGCCGGGCGTGACCTACACCTTCCGCATGTATCACCCGATCACGCACGCGGTCGCGCGGGTCGAGGAAGGCATCATCGGCAACGAGTTCACGTATCGCCGCGCGCAGGCACTCTACGACATGGGCATGCCGACCGAAGTGCTGACGCCGATCTGCACGCTCACATCGAGCCGCGACGGCTTCGAGGCGTGGCAGACCTACAGCATGTCCGTCGAGGTCCACCCGTCCGATACGCCGCTGCCGGCGAACGTGATGTCGTTCTCGCAGGCCGTGATCGAGACGCCGTAC